CCATGGGGGGGTTATCCACAGGGTACTCCATACCCCATAAGGCTTTGCTGAGTTATCCACAGGCACCCCTGTGTATATCCTGTGGATACTGTGGAACATTGCTGTGGAACATTGGGGGCGAACCCTTGTTCGTATGACGATCGTCACATGTGTCGTTCGCCACACCCATTGTTACAAGTGCATGACAATGTGCCCCCAACCCTTGACAACTCGCAATTGGCACGAGAAGCGTCAGGATGCGTTCTCAGAGGCGCAGGGGCGTTTTGGCACCATAGGGCGGGGGTAGGTACAAAGTACCCTCAGAGAGGCTCTCATACACCTACGAATGGGGCTATAAGCCTTGCTGGGTAAGGGTTTGCGGGGTATGGGTAGGTTACAAAGTACCCTCAGGATCGCCCCAATTGCTATCCACTGCACCATCGCTCCATATCGGCACCTGCACGCAACACAGAGCCTCCTAGACCCCTCTCAGGGCATCCTGCGTATTCATTGACTAATTGAATTCTGAGCCTCTGCATGCCTCTCTCTCCCTCTATCTCCTCCTCCATCCGATGGATGGCTGGTCGTTGGGGGCGCCCTTTTCCAGCCCCCGCACCGCTCCAGCCCATACGGGGCATGGCTCAAAAGAATTCTCAAGAATTGTTTAATTGGGGGTTGACAGATGTACACCCCAGATGGCAGACTGGGGGTGGAGGCGCTAGTCCCCTCCGCAGGTTCCTTGACAACTGGCACGCACGGCACGCAGGCTTCGCCCTGCGCTTTTGTCGTTCCTGCCAATCAGAATCAAACATGGTTCAAAATTCCTCAGCGTCACGGGCGGGCTTCGGCTTGCTCGTGGCGCTCAATGAGCGCTGGGGCACACCCCCTGACTCCAGCGCTGATTGAGCGTCACACACGCTCCGATGGCACACAGCCTTCGCAGTCCTGAGGAGGACACACCATGAACATCAAAGATGAGCAATTCAAGAACTTCATCAACTACACGGACAATTCCCGCCCACACTTTGACCCTGCAAAGGTCGCAAAGTACTTCGCTGGAATCTTGGCTGACATCACCAAGCGCAAGGCTTCATCGGCTGACCGAGCACTATGGGCTTCAGTCCCTCAGATCGGCGCCGATGCCAAGCGCTTGGACATCGTCAAGGACTTCAGCATCCGAGGTCACGACATCGGCTGGAGCAATGACGATGATCTAGGCGGTCAGGTCGGCATTGTCACGGAAGTGCGGGAGATCCGCAAGCGTGACGGTCGTACGGCGGTGGAGGTTGAGATCGTTTTCTACAACCACACCACCCGTGATTACCCACGGAGGCGGAAGTTGCAATTCATCAAGGGCTGACACAGCCTCCCCGCACGACTCGGTCGTGGGCTTCAATGCCGATGCGGGACTGTGAGCGATCATGCTCACTACAACGACCTGAGGAGGTCACACCATGGACACCACATCAACACCTGATCAAGTAGCACTTATGTTTCTTGACTGGCAGATCAAACAGACGGAGGACAGACTTCGGGCGCTCAACTACATCGGAATTGTCTCCGATTACGCCAAGCACTTTGCCGAACTGCTCACCCAACTGGAGCCAGTCACGATTGACGCCAGCAACGATGACGCCGATTGGAAGATCAATTGGAGCCTTCCGTTCGCCACGCAGAAGTTGAATGACTTCACCAAAGACTTCACGGAACTTTACGCATTGCGCAAAGCCAAGCGTGAGATCTTGAAGCACATCGCAAGCATTGAGCGTGACCGATCAGAAACTGTGTGATTGAGTTCCCCCCAGCGACTAGGTCGTGCCCGTTCAATCGGGACTGGGGACTAGCGACACGCAAGTGTCGTGAATATGCCTGAGGAGGCACACCATGCACATGTACGACATCACTTGGGAATACAAGGACGGTTACGGATATCACAACAATTCCACACCCGCCCAACTTCTCGTAGATGAGATACACCCGCAAGCCGACATCTGGATCGGTGATGAGTATGCGGGCACCTTGCTACAAGTAGCCGAGTCGCTTGAATTTGACAACACTGAGGTTTACCAGTGTGACGGGTGCAAGCGTTACTTCTACGCAGGTGACACATTCATCGGAGCCAATGGTGAGCACTGCTACGAGCACTGCTCGCACTTGCACGGTGATGAATGATTGAGTGACCCAGTCACTCGCCCTACCGCTTGAGGCGTGGCGATTCAATTCGCAGTAGGGGCTGTGAGCGATCATGCTCACTCAAATAGACCTGAGGAGGTCAAGCCATGAAAACATCCACCAAACTGTACGAAGTTCGGTTCTCGCACGATGTGTTGTGTGAGTTGGAGCCGATGCTTGAGAGCATCACTTCAGCGATTGAAAATGGAGATACGGAAGACAGCGAGCATCCACTTGCCGAATTCGTGGTCGCTCCGAAGAATGTCGTGATCAATCGTGAGCACAACAGCACATATGCAGTGCATCTGTCAGTGGACGGTGTGATCGCCTTCGCTAGGGAGGTCGCTTACGCCATCTACAGTGCCAAGATTCAACTGCGGGACGAAGACCGAGACGATGTTGTCTCGGCGTATCGCTCGCTGATCAAGCAGTGTGTGACCGCATTAAACAGCGCCAACAAGGTGCTCGGTGATGCAGGAGTTGCACCGATCTACTCGTACTTCAAGTGAGTGTTCCCCCAGCGGTTCAGCCGTGGCTCTTCAATGAGCACTGGGGACTGTGAGCGTCCGCTCACTACAAATGCCTGAGGAGGCACACCATGATTAAGAGGGAACACGGAAGTACTGCATACCGAGCACATTGCAACGGGTGCACAGCAACTGGAGTCCACACCTACACAACGGTGACATCGTTGATAGAGGACATGACCCGCAAGAATCCATTCACAGGCAACTGGAGATTCGTGCCGTCATCAACCACAAGGGCACAGCGAGCCTTGTGCCCAAGTTGCGTCAAGTACAAATTGCGTTAAGTAATCCCGCAACGCATTCCCCCAGCGACTAGGTCGTGCGGATTCAATTCCGACTGGGGACTAGCGACACGCAAGTGTCGTGAATAACAACGACCTGAGGAGGTCACACCATGAAAACAACAGACATCAAGCAGATCATTGCCAAGGATCCGAACGCAATATTCGTGATCAAGCAACGCTTCGGTCGTGGCACGAGTTACGGATCAATCACGGAAGTGATTGAGCGTGAGGTTCCCGTGTACGACAACTACAGGCAGACAGGCACCCGCATTGAGTTCGTCTTCGCTGTGAGTCACCACACATATTCCCGTGGTTACTTGCGCAGTGATGGTGACTACTCAGATCAGGTGCCTGCGTACGGCTTGGCAACTCGCAAGGTGTCAGCACGGGAGATCCAGTCTCACATGGCTCACTGGGAAGCGACCACCATTCAAGAATGGGTCGCTCAACAGGACGCCGAGGTGAAGGCTTATCACCAAGAAAAGATTGAGCGTGCTGGTGCCAAGCAACAACTGATCAACCGAATTCTCAACGACTTCGGAATCGTGTTGAGTGTGGGTGATGAAGCCACTGACAAGCGCTGGGATCACCTAAACAATGAATTGGACAGACTCAGCATTGACACTTTGAAAATGCTTGTACACAACTACACACCTTCACGGGTGTGATTGGTTCCCCGTGCGCCTTGGGCGTGTGACTTCAATGTCAACACGGGACTAGCGACACCATTGGTGTCGTGACGATAAGACCTGAGGAGGTCACACCATGAAAACAGCAACAACACTTACAGTCACCGTCCGACTGGATGCGGAAGAGTTCATGTCCGCAGTTCTCGGATCAGGGTGGTTGGGATGGACTTGGTGGAAGGCGTTCGGATACCTGAACGACTACAGCGATGACAATTTGCCAACTGACCCAAGTGAGAAGTTCATCTTGGTGGGTGTTGAGAATCCTGATCGTTACGATCGGGACACATTCCCAACACCAGCCAGCATCAAAAGCGCCAAGTTGTCAATGAATGACATCGCTATGGCGTACGGTGCGCTCGTGTCCCTTGGTTGGGATGTCAACCACGAAGACCTTGACGCATGCGGTGCTGACAACATCATGCAGTACGCAGTGCTCGGTGACATTGTCTACGGGTGAGTGAGTGGTTCCCCTAGCGCCTTGGGCGTGCCGATTCAATTCGGACTAGGGACTAGCGACACAACAGTGTCGTGAATACAAATACCTGAGGAGGTATAGCCATGAGTTACCAACTGACAGACTGGGATCTAGAACAGATCACTGACACACTGGACATCCACGAAGCGGGTTCCATAATGGAGTACTCGGGTCGTGCAATGTACGGCGCTCAATGCCTCGGCATTGTGACTGAAGATGTGGCATCAGCATTCTTGATCCTCGGATCATCACTTGCTGACGCAGGCAGTAAAGGTCAAGCACTGACAAGGAAACTTCTTCGTGAGGTGCGCACCGACAGCATGGGTCGTGACGAGACAGTTGTCTACTTCCCATCCATCACAATGCCAGCAGGCTATGTGGAGGAGGACGAAGACAGCGACAACTAGTCGTAAGTGGTAGTCGGGAGCATCACGGCGCAAGCCGTGGTGCCCTCAGTACACATCGGCGTTGTCGGTGTGTACTGAGGGCAGTACAATGCCCAACCCAAACCTAACTAATAAGACCTGAGGAGGTCACCATGGATGCAACTATTCACAAAGTAACTGGGCTTCGGATTGAGAAGACTGGTGACTCACGACTCCACACGATTGATCTCGTGATTGAGTACGAAGACTTGGCGTTCAGCCGTCCCCAGTGGGAGCAGGACAACGAGTCATTCGGTTACGCAAAGTTGGAGTCAACGATCACACTCTTTATCAGTGACACCGCTGATCTTGAGACAGTGTTGTGGAAGGCGATCGCAGATCTCACTTCCGACCTTGCCAATGCGTGAGTAATGAGCAATGGGCAGTCATGGCGCAAGCCATGGCGTGCTCGGAGTGCACTGACCCCCATCGGTGCATTCCGAGGACGCAAGTCCATACTTAGTAACACAAAACAGAATCTGAGGAGGTTCTTACCATGGGTGCAATAACACCAAAGCAACAGGCATTCATTCGCACGATGCTCTTAGAGCGTGCTTCAACACTCGGTCTAGATGAGGCTGGCGTTGATCAGTACATCATTGATCAGAAGGTGAATGAGTTGTCAAACAAGTCTGCGTCCACCGTTATTGATGCGATCAAACGCATTGAGATCAAGCGTGTGGGCACCGATCACTTGCCGAAGGCAGAGCGCACCATCGTCAACAAGTATGCGAACCCGTGCACATTGTGCGGGCACCCAGTACCTGTTGGTGCTGGGCATGCACTGCTCATCGGTGGTAAGTGGCAGACATATCACGCACTCGGTCAGTGCTCCAGCGAAACTGCTGTAGCGCCTGAGCGTGTGAGCAATGAGTTGTTCGGGACATTGCCTGATGGCTTCTATGCAATGAAGTCAACGGGCACCAATGACCTCGTGTTCTATGCGGTGAAGACAAACAAGGGTTTTCATGATCCGAAGTTCAAGGGTCACCGCTCCATCTACTTGATCGTAGGTGGACACAAGGACGAGCGACTCACTGGTGAGCGTGGCGTGAACGCTGTCAAGCGTCTCGTAGCGCTCAACGATGCAGAGCGTGTGCAGGCACGAGCACTGTACGGTCAAGAGATCGGACGGTGTGGTGTGTGCGGGCGTCATCTCACTGATGAAGCAACACGCAAGCGAGGCATCGGCAATGACTGCGCAAGCAGGTTGGGCATGTAGCCCAAGGATGTCATGGCGCAAGCCATGGCGTCCTCACAGCACATCGGGCAACTGGTGTGTTGTGAGGACGCAAGTCCACTAACAATTACCTGAGGAGGTAACTAGACCATGAATACACAACTAGGAGAACTAAGCGCATTGCTTGGTCGTGTTGAGCGTGTAGCGCCAGCCATCACGGCTGACCCTGCGCTCCATGCGTTAAGCAGTGCTCACGATGGCGAAGTCGCTGTAGACCTCGCCCAGCCTCTCTTCCCATTCCAGCGTGCTGGTGTGGCGTATGCCCTCAAGCAACGCCGTGCCATCATCGGAGATGAGATGGGGCTGGGTAAGACTCCACAAGGCATCGCAGTAGCAGTGCACGCACACAAGGAGGGACACAAAGTCCTCGTTGTAGTGCCACCATCGCTCCGCATCAACTGGCAACGCTCCTTCGCACTGTTCGCACCGTGGCTGACAACAGCCATTGTGTCGGGCAACAAAGTGACGGCTCTTCCCAAAGCAGATGTGCTCATTATTGGTGACAGCATCATTGACACTTGGTCAGTGAGACTTGCTGGCGCCAAATTCGGCGCACTGATCGTGGACGAGGCGCACCGTGCGAAGAATGCGAAGTCGGGACGCACCAAGGGCATCTCACATATCGCAAAGTCAATCCCGACTGAGGGTTATGTGACGCTCTTGAGCGGAACGATCATCGTGAACCGCCCGAACGAATTGATCTCGCCATTGTCAATCATTGACAGGCTTGACCGAGTGTTCGGTGGTAAGTCAGCGTTCCTGTTTCGTTACTGTGACCCGATCCACAACGGCTGGGGTTATGTGTACAACGGAGCAACCAACACCACTGAGTTGAACGACAAATTGCGTGGCACCTGCTATGTGAGGCGTAACAAGTCAGATGTGTTGAAGGAACTACCTGCCAAGCGCCGTGCTCAGGTTGCTACCGAGATCAGCAACACCGATCTCGTGGCATATCGCTCTGCCGAAGAGAACTTCCGTGACTTTGTCATCGCCAATGGCGGTGTTGAAGCGTGGAAGCGAGCCTCTAAGGCTGAAGTGATCACACGCCTGAATGCACTGCGCAGACTGCTCGGTGTCGCAAAGATCCCGTATGTGGTGGAGCATGTAGAAGAACTTGTCGCACAAGGCGAGAAGGTCATCGTGTTCGCACATCACAAAGAAGTCATCGCACAACTAAGCAGTGCTCTTCATGAGCACGGCGTAGTCAAGGTGGCTGGCGGACTCAGCGATGTGCAGAAGCAGGAAGCAGTTGACGCATTCCAAACTGGTAGCGCCAAGGTGTTCATCGGACAATTTCAATCCGCTGGTGTTGGTCTCACATTGACCGCATCATCGCATGTCGTGTTCGCTGAATTGCCATGGGAGCCAGCCTCCGCAGTACAAGCCGAAGACCGTGCGCATCGCATCGGTCAAGACAACGCTGTGGTGGCATGGTGGCTACTGGCTGTAGACAACACAAGCGAGATCCCAACAGTGGACGATCGCATGTGGGCGCTACTGAATGCCAAACACGAGACAGTCTCGGCTGTCTTGACGGGGCACGGTGAGGACATGGGCGCCGAGGGTGCGACAAGCATCACTCAATCGCTCATTGAAGGCATCATCGGCAACGGGGTTTGATCGTGGGCGCTCGGCGCCTCATGGTCGGCGCCAGTAGCGACAGACGGTGCGTTCTTGTCCTCACGAGAACCCATCACAGTGCATCACGGGCGCAAGCCCGTGATGTTCTGACAGTACATTGGCACACCGCTTGTGTATTGTCAGAACATCATCCGATGTTCAAGTAAGCGACCTGAGGAGGTCAAGCCATGCAAGAAAACACATTCACGCATGTCAGAGATCGTGACAACCTGTTCGTTGAACAGACTGTTACTTTAAACGCTGACGGCATCACACACTCTTATAGCGGTCGTGTTTACACGATTGCTTTAGGAAATGAAGTCAACATCATCAACGAGAGCCAGTACGGCGATCTAATTGAGATGCTGGCAGACATCAGCCGAGCAGTGTTTCTGCGCAAGCGTGACAACCAAGTAAGCGCCTAAGGAGGGCACCATGTACAACTTAAATATAAATCTCAGCGGAGGCATTGATCGCCGTGGATCCGAACTGGACATCCTGTACCAGTTGGTTGAAGAGGGCATGGAAGCCATCTACAACCGACTCGGTGACGATGGCATTTATCCATGGGGAACTGTGGAGCAATATGTCGCTGTACAGCGGAAGATTCAAAATGCTCTCGGAGAGATCTGTTCTAAGAACGGCTTCTAATTGAGATTCCCCTAGCGCCTCGGGCGTGGCGTTCAATCGCAACTAGGGACTGTGAACACCCGTTCACTACAAGTAAACAAAGCCTGAGGAGGCACCATGAAAGTAAGTCAAGCAATCAAGTTATTGAGTGAGATTGATCCTGACGAAGAGATCGCTATCTCTTGGTGGGAATCAAACTTGTTCACTGACGAAGACAACAACAAACTGTTGGCAGACTCAAAACTGTGGCTCAGTGCAGTCGCAGTGTTTGACGCCAACGGTGGTTACGACAGTGTTAACCAGTTGGTTTGGGATTACCTCAACTACGACATCAAACAAGAAGGAGAGTTCTAATGTCAATCGGAACACCAATAGGTGCGTGGGCAATCATCCAATGGAAGGACACGCAAGACGAAAGCGAGGTGTACATCTCGTTTGGCACATGGAATGAGAACGAGTGGAACGGCGAGTATGACTCGCTGGGCAACCGAGACGATGAGGTCTTCTTCTACTGCGAAGACGGCGAAGAAGAACTCAAGTCGCTCGTAGGCAACCATGTAGACAACAACGGACAAGACTTCGTGGTCTTGTCGTACGACATTGACTACAAGATTCCACTGGTACTCGCTGACATGGAGGTAGACCAATGAGCAAAGTAATGCTCGGTACTGGGTTGTTATTAGACAACCACTACGGCGTCTACAGCGCCATGGAAGCGTGCAGGCTCGCACGAGAACTCGGGTGGGATGGGCGCCAGCCCACCGACATTGAGGACTCGTGGTATCAAGAACAGGTAGCCACGGAATGGCTGAATGATCAAGTCGCTACTGACGGTCACTCATTCGGCTGGCACGAGGGCGGGTACCTCTACATGCCACAGGCATGGTGGGAGGATGTCGCTTGATTGGGAACATCACGGGCTACGGCTCGTGGTGCCCTCACAGCCCATAAATTCTGTTTGTGGGTTGTGAGGGTACATAGTGCCCGATAGATTAGTTAATCCCTATGACCTGAGGAGGTCTTATGTTAGAGCCAGTAATCAAGATGTCAGTTGAGGAATGGGAAGAGCAGTACAAGCCCATCGTCAATCACCTAGATGCAGATGCATCGTGGTCAGACGATGAAGGCAACGGCATCATGTTTGAAACATACGGTGCCGAAGTTGACCATGTGTTTGATCAGCCATTGCATTACACATGGACATATGTGGACGGCGAGGAAGGCACATACATCATCGCTGGACGACACATCGTTAACCGCATCGGTTATTTCATAACTGAGAACCAGTGGGACGATGACTTCAACACCAAGTACGAAATTCAAGTAATAAGCAATGAGGATTATTACCAAACAGCGTTAGACCTTGAAGGAGGCAACCAATGAGCAAGATCAATTTTGACAATGTGGATGAAGGTACCGAGGTAGAAGTACTCGTGCAGATATCCCCGAGGGAGACATTCCCGTACACAGGGATTGTTTCACGAGTCAGTGACACCGAGTTGTCAATGTGGACTACAGACAGCCCGTACGACACCTACGAGAACGAGCGTGAGATTGACATTTCACTATCCAAGATCATTGAACTGGACATCTTCTAATGCACAGCGTGGCGCAATACTTCAAAAGCGAGGGGACGGTTCCTTCAGCGGTAATCGCATGTAACCACGACTTCCGTCCAGCGTCTGACCTACCTTCCGATGTGTGGAGGTGTGTCAAGTGCGCTGAGAACGGTTGGGACAGCCAGCAGACCCAGTACGCACCATGCAATGGCAACTGCCGTTGTGGGGGCGAGCAATGATCCTCGGTGGCTATCCAGTAGTGCGCAGGGACTTGGTGGAGGCGGATCTCTTGATCCCCTCCGTCAATACCAACGAGTACTACGGGCAAGAGCAACTGTCCAAGATGAAGTACATCGGCAGTGTCAATGAGCAGTTTGAGGATGACGATTCGGGCGCTTACATCAAGTTCTACGCACCTGAGGGTCATGTCGTATACCTGTACAACATTGACTTGGATTGGATTGAAACATCACTAAGTAACCCTGTAACACCTATCAACAACACTGATCTGAGGAGGTCATCATGAAGCAATGGAATGTAAGTATCTCGCTCCAAACGGGCGTGTATCTAGAAGGAGTCAGTGCGAGCGACCCTGCGACATTGATCGCAGGCGATCTCAACTACAGCGATGTGGTCACGGCATTGATTGCTCAATTGCAATCAGGTCAAGCAACACTGGACTGGGTAGTGGAAGAAGTACAAACACTGGACGGTCGTACCGTGCGGTTTGACGATGAGGATCGTGTATGGCTCGGAGATGCAGTATGAGGCTCCGAGACATGATGGTCATGTTGCTCGGCATTACCGATATGGAAGCCGAGCAAGTACACAACTTCTGCTGGGACACAGAGATGTATCCCGACATGCAGAAGTTAAAGACTGAAGCCTCAGTGGCTGATGTCAAGGCGTTCTTCGCACATGCGTGCGATGAGTACAGAAAAGCAAACAACATTCAAACAAAGAGCCTTTAGGAGGGCACATGGATAACGGATTCACCATTCACATAAGCGAGCATTTCATTGACTGCTTTGTGTGGTTTGTAATTGGGGTCTCTTATGGGATCGTATTAACACGGGCAGTAGACATGTTCAGAGACAGAAGGAAGGCAAAGTAATGGGACACATCAACGCACTAGGCATGGCGGAAGCCGTAGGGGACGGGATGATTGAACTACGACAGGCGCTCGCATGGCACCTGCAGAGCAATCACTACCCAGCAGTACCACTGAACATGGTTGATCCATGTGTAGTGGCAATTCAGTTAGTCACCGAAGGTGAACACGACAGCAATGTCTCGCTTCCCGACGGAATCTTGTGGCGAGGTCAGCCAGTTGCTCCAGCGTGGGCAGTGGTAGACGCACACCACCTTGAAGCATTCATTGACATCAGCGAAGAGGAATGGGGCTTCTAATGAACGAGTACCAACTGACCGCACAGCGCTTAGGCAAAGTGCAAAAGCATTCATTCACTGAGGTGGATGATCATGAAGCAACATTCAAAGCAATCTTCTACATCCTTGATCAGGCAAAGACCAAAGAGATGTGGGCAAAGGGTCGCATTGAATTGCAGAACACCACAACCAACGAAGTGCTCAAAGTAATGGAGGCAAAGTAATGAGCGAAGACACAGAGAACAAGTGCTGTGAATGCGAGGAGATCGTGGACACCGAAGGTGACTACGGCTGGAGCACCGTCAAAGAGGATTACCTCTGCTGGGGTTGCTACGAATCGGATCAGAACCATGCTTCAACTCTCCATGTCATTGACGATGGTGCAGTGCTCAAGTACTACATCGGAGATCATGTACGCATGGACGAGTATGGAGATGACATGTTTCGCACCAACATCACGGTCAATCGTGAGTATGTGCACTCCAGTGCATGGCGTGGTTACTTCAACACCACGATTGAAGGCTGGACACAGGTCATGGACGGTTGGACTACGGGAGGCTGGGGTGACCCAATTGCTGAACGCAAGCAGACATTCAATGAATGGGCTGAGTCACTAATGACAGGTGACTTGGTACCGCCCGTTCCTGTAGCCATCGTGGCTGACCCTACAAGCAATGTGTTCAGCATGGGTATCTCGGTGCTCACACCTGAGCCAGCCAAACTTAAGGAATGGATCAACGGAGACTTTGAGACACTCTACGGAGCGCTGTCATGAAGATGTCCGAGTACGACAAGTGGGTCACAACCGAGCCAGCGTGGCGAACTGGCGAGGATGACTCAACATTCACACTTCAAGTCACAGTGCGCAAGCGCTCCGACTTGGATGAACCAACCAATGCTCCCGATGCAATTCGTCTCGTTGAGGCGCTGTTGACACTGGGGTCATTCATAGAGATCGTGGAGATCGTGGAGGTAGAGCAATGAGAAGTAGAGCAATGGAAAGCGACATCACACCATTGATGGATCAATCTGAATACGATCAGATTAAGTTATGGGCAACTGGGTACATCACTGGGCTAGTTGACAGAGATGTATTCCACGATGGATGGGATGAGTGGTACGCATACAGCAAAAATTGGGACATCAACTTTTACTCAAATGGTGAACCCGATGTAGTCCATGTCGTTGCGTACCCATACCTGAAGCACAGGTTGGAAACGGACACATCGCAGTGGTTACACATTGCAAACTTTAATTACAAAGGAAAAGAACTACCAATGGAGGAGACAGAGTGAAGGATTACACAGCCATCAACAGCAGAGTCACATGGGCGTTCAATGTGTACCTTGCGGTGCTCGTAACAGCATTTGTGTACTTCTTGTTTAATGAGTCTGCGGAGCGTATGGATTCATATGTCTGCAATACGAGACAGCACACCGTGTCATACGGAGAGACCCTATGGGAGATCGCTCAGAGCAACTGCTCGGGCAACATAGAGTCCGCCGTCAATGACCTAGTAGAGACCTACGGGTCAACCATCCAAAACGGGCAGGTCATTGACCTTCCCACAAAATAAGAACAGAAGTTGTTATTCCCGTACCACGGTGATAGTTTTATTGCCGTGGTACAAGAAGTCAAATAAACCAATTAACCAACAAGGAGATAGACATGTCAAAAGAAACCAGCCAGTGGCTCAACCAGAATGTTCTGGTGGGCTTTACATCCAAGCGTGGAAACGCATGGCACTACAAAGCAACCGATCAGGGCATTGAGCCAAACCATTACGAGCAGGCGATCCCTGTTGAAGATGTGCGCAGGCGCTTGTTCAACTGGCAGGCTGTTGAAGCACCAGTGTTCGTTCAAGTCCCTGACAACGCTGGAGTCAATCGTTACATTGAGCAGACCGACCGCAAGGCAATCGTGCGCAACGACACCTACGACACCCTCGGAATGTTCAAGGACTCGTATCAGATCCACCAGTACAACGAGTGGTTGATCGGAACCGTCAGCAACATCATTGATGACAGCAACCTTCAGATCGGCTCTGCGGGCTTGCTCCGCAACGGTGGTGTGGCTTGGGTCAGCATTGAAATGCCTGAGACAGTTCAGACCAAGGCGGGCTTTGAGTTCCGCCCTCACCTACTCGGAACTACGAGCCACAACGGCACACTTGCCACCACCTTCAAGCGCACAGTCACTGCGGTGGTCTGCGACAACACGCTTGCTGGAGCACTTGGTGAGAGTGGATCAGAGTTCAAGACCCGCCACAGCAAGTTCAGCAATGGACGCATCCAAGACATCCGTGATGCTCTCGGAATCATCCACACCATGGCAGACGAAGTCAGCCTTGAGATTGAGCGCTTGTCATCATTGACAGTCACCCAGTCTGAATGGGACGCCATCGTGGAGCGCTTGGTGCCAGTAAGTATTGGTGACGATGCTCGCCCACAAGCCGTGAGCCGTGCTCAGAACAAGCAAGAGTTGATCCGTCACCTCTACAAGAATGACCCACGCTGTGCCCCATGGGTTGGAACGGGTCTCGGAGTGTTGCAGGCATTCAACACATGGACTCACCACTTCAGTGGCAAGGACGAATCCCGTGTGGAGCGCAACGCAATGAATGCACTTAACGGCAAGACCGATGAGTTTGACCGTCAGGTGCTTCGCATCATGAATGACGTGGTGCTGGTATGACCGAAGCGGTGGTGGGGGAGAAATCCCCCACCTCTGTTTTAGACATGGACATCACACCGCTTCCGTTCCCCGAAGTAAACGCTAAGTGGAGACTACAAGCCAAGTGCAGAGAAGAAGATTCATCAATGTGGTTCGCCAGTAAGCCAAAGGGCATTAACAACTCATCCGCTAGAGGGAAGACTGTTAACAGCCGTAGGAAGCGTGCACAACGAATCTGTGGTTCATGCCCAGTGCAATACGAATGCCTGCGCTATGCCGTTCTGAATGACTTCAGAGATGGTATATGGGCTGGTTATGAAATGGATGACCTCAAGCCGACAGAGCGTGAGGTATTACGACAGCGTGTTGAACGCAAAGAACGAAAGTTAAGTAAGACTGTCAATAAGTGAATTGAGGCGGTGTGCTCCGAGGCTGATGTCTCGTGAGCGCACTGCTTCTCTTAAAGCCTCTCCCTCGTCTGCTCGCCTGACTGGATCCTTGAGATCCTTCAGATGCTTGAGCCACTGCGATGGTTTACTCGCAGTACGACCAACACCCCACTCTTTACGCAAACTCTCATACGCCGACAGCGATGAACCAATCCATGGAATCCCCGAAGCGGAGTACTCCAACAATTTGATGTCGCTCTTGGCGTGGTTAAACGGCGTGTCACGCAATGGTGCAATCCCGACATCCATGGTCAACAGCGATGGATACAGCAAAGCATCAACCGCACCTAGAGTCTTTACTTGATCATCGTGAAGCCCAAGAAGGCTGGCTACCGATGGAGCGTTTAGATGATTACCACTGTGCTGAAAGGTGATGTCACCATTAGCCAATAGTGGGTTAATAATCCCACGCATAACTTCCAAGTCACTTGAGCGATGGCTCGTGGCACCAACCCAACCAACTACAGGAACAGAACTATCAGTGTGCACATGCGGTGTAAACCGTTCTATGTCCACGGTGTTCTCCAGTATAAGAATTGGGCAATGCACGAAGGACTTGATGCGGTCAGCAAGATACTTGGTGGAGACTGTTACTAGCGTGCTGGACGACATTACCTTCTTGTAGTGATCTCGGTTCTCTTTTGGGTTTGTCTTTGGGTGTGAAGACATGAAAGCATCATTAGACGGATCAAGCCCCCAGTACCAGTCATCCAAGTCATTCACGATCACTTGACCGATAGCACGAGCCTTGAGGATGTGATCGGCAAGCGTTGCGTGCATGAGTCGTTGCATGATCACCATGTCCACAGCATGCAGAATGTCATCAGCGTCACGAATACAGAAGCGGTCTGTTTGCCATGTGAGCGTTCCCGTGATGGTGACATGCTCTAGGCGATCCACATACTGACCTAGGCGTGCCCATCCTGAGCCACCCCAGTGTTCTTTGTTGTCTTGTGCTCGCTTGGCGTCAATGTAGTCACCGCTGGCAATACCTACTCTCACTTTTTCTCCACCATTTCAACTGTGAGGCTGGTGTGTTTCTCAGGGTTGGTGCATGTTGGTGGTACCGAAGGCTTTACATATACGGTGAGTACTTTTCCGCACTGTGGGCATTCGTAGTGGCGCTTCTCGCTCATTGCTGTGCCACCTTCCATGGACGCCACTCAGCAAGGAACGCCTGAATGTCACGCTTGTCCCAAATGGGTGTTGATGCTAGGTGAGCGATTGGTTGTGGGAACTTCTTCTGCTTACGCAGTGCATGGATTCGCTGTTTGGTTACTCCAAGTATTACAGCGATCTCGCTAGTGCCTGCTAAGTGTTCGGGTTGTAGTTGATTTGTCATGTTTACATCCTACCGTGTTGTGTACGTTGTTGCTACAGGCTCCAGTGCCGTAGTCCGCCGTTTTCGTAGAGATACTTCGCTACCGACAGGTTGCAGTCCACATTGAATAATCCTTTTATTTCTGTTCCGCATATGTTCCTCGTGACTGTCCGCCATGAGGAATTAATCTGAACGAGACCGAGGTCTTGTGAGCCGTTGCGGTTGAGTGTGGTGTTGTGTGCTGAAACTGAGCAACGGGACTCACGCCAACTTATATACGAAAACGTAACGACTGGCAGTTTGTACTCACGAAACTTTGCTTCCCACTTAGGGCATCGCTTCGTTGGATCTTTCGGTATTCCTTTAGGCACTGCCATCTCTTCGGGTGCCAATTCCTTTGCATTTATTACCTCAAGTGATACCGATTGCACTAGAGGGGTTACTTGTATTGCTGTTACTTCGGGCGTTGGTGATTGTGAAGAGATCCCGAGTACCAATGTCATTATTGAGTACAGGGCTGTCCCCACTACTACTAGCGTGCGATCTAACAATAGATTCTCCTTGATAGGTGGATAAAGCAAAACGCCCACAGGATTCTGTAAAGAACTCTATGGGCGTTACCCTTCTAGTTTACAGGTGTTAAGACTGAATCAACCTAAACTTAAGCATCTCTAAATCAATCTCTTTTGCACCCATTTTAGGAATCTCTTCAATATTTATTTTATTAATCTCTGCTGACTCCGCAGTCTCACATTCAGGGCAACGACAACCTTGCCTATAACGCACCCATGTACCATGCTGGCGCATCACGCTGGCTTTAGGATGCTCTACAGTAAGCGCTGTGCGCTCTTGTGGCGTCAGACCGCCCCACATTCCCCACTTCTCTTCCACTCCATCGTCTAGACATTCTTTCCAGACTGGGCACTGGTGACATACTGCTCTAGAGATTATGTAGTAATTCTCTGGAACGTCAGTGTCTAGTGGCGGGTACCAAAGATCAATGGCTCGGTCTTTGCAGAGTGCGTCAACACGCCAGTCTTCTGCGAACTGTGGCAATTAAAACTCTTCCGTTGGAACTTCATCGTGAATGCGCTTGTCACGAATCGGACGAATAGTGTTTTCAATAGCAGTATAGATTGCTGTACTCATGCGCTCTACCTGCTCATTCATCTTCTCAATCTGTCCAAGAAGAGAAACAACCTCACCTGCTAGGCGCTTGTTGTCTACTGCCAACTGAAGGATGTTGTCCCAGTTATCTAGCAAGATCTCCGCCATGGACAACTCAGCCTGAGCAGAGAACTCTTCCAATGTAGGTGTTGTTTCTTGCTTTACTATCTGTGGAATCATGCTGAGGGCATAAGACATACGCTTGCGCTCACGCTCTAACTCCTGTTGCATCGTCCAATGGTTTGGCTCACTTGGATTAAAAATGTAACGGGGATCTTTTTTTGACATCCATTCATTGTAATAGTCGTTGTTGTTGTACATCACTTAAGACCCTCTTCCTGCACTTCGCAATCCCAACCACATGCGCCGTAACCAATAGCGTCAGTCCAGTGGTCACGCTTCTCAGGAGTCCAAGAGAGGCGGGCGATCTTAAGGAGCATCATCATGACAGCCACATCATGTGGTTTGATCTGTACCTCTTGACGGCGGTCAATGATGCGCCGAAGGTATGTGCTCCACAGGTCTCCTGTAGTGGCAAAGTCATCAATGGGATCGCCGTAGTCGGCGTCACGAACACCGTTTACTAGGTGATCGGCTTCCGCCAAGATGTTGGTACGGTTGGTGGGGTTACTAGTCATGGTGCACCTCGCTGTTATGTTGCGGGAATTATATAGGTGCGTGAGCGGTCTTGTCAATTATCTTCGGATAGATCCAAGATATCTGAGTACATGGAATTGGTCGCATTTGGTCCCATTCCGCCACCTTCTAGCATGCGATTTGATTCTCCAGCCTTGGCTCCAAATAATCTAGATAAAACTCCGCTGGATCCTCGTGCTTCCATCTCTAAACGGATGGTGTCACGGGTGTCTGAGATGTTCTTGAAGCGATCAATCAAATTGAACAAGCGATCCATTTCGTTGGACAACGCTGGGTCAAGACCCTGACCTTCCAGTTCTTCTGCAAAGCGAGCGAACATCACACGACCTACTTGCATCTCCAACAATGCACGCATCGCCGCCTGTAACTGATCCTTTGTACGGATCTCAATCGGCAAGTTAAATGCACATTCTGTGTTTTCTTTAAATGAAGGACATCTACTGCTCAAATAGCAATTATTGCATTGGCGTAAAGGGTTCGCATTGTAACGAATTACATTCACTTTTTCAGGGTCAATTTCTATTGATTCCCCTTGCCCATCAACGGTTTGCGAGCCAAATGAGGTCATCGTCTCTATGCCCATTACTGGTAGCAATACACGGTCACTCTCGTGCCGCTTGTTTGGGACGTTGATAGCAATAGATGACCCCCCTGAAACCGCTAAAGTGGGGGTATGTGGTTTAGGGTCAATAGCAATTATTGACCCATCCTCGGTGCTACTGATCTCTTGTTCGTCATCGTCATTCATAGGGTCATAGCCCCCAAAAGTATGGGTCTCCCACTGGCGCCATGAGGCGATAGCAAGGGTACCGATTGCGGATACATTGTCATCCATTACAGCATCAAAATCAATACCGAGTCGGATGATGTCCGCTCGGTGCTTCTTTCGTGAGGACTCTTTCTGCTGTGCTGGGTATCGGCGCAAGCCGTGACCGTCCCACACCTGTGTCTCTCCGTAACGGATGGCGCTCGTCCATGATCCCACGATTACGGTGTCCCATGGAATGCGCTCAATCAGGTCGGGCTTAGAGGTGATGCCGACTAACTTGGCGCTCCAGCGCTGTTGTATGGACGCTATACGCCCCACATTGCGCCCTGTGACCGCCTTGTCGCTGATCGCAGCACGACCGTACTTCTGGCACAGCCATGTCAGGCGCTCCAGATCCTGCTCATCATTCCATAGCGGATAGTACTTCTCACCTAGCCATGTTCCGTCATACTCAGGACGCCCAATTACAATGTGTATATTATCTGCGTGATCCCGTACGAACTGGTCAAAGCGGTTTGTGTCCTCATCGTTTTCGGATGTATACACAATAACCTCACCGCCTCCGAAGAGAACGCTGAGGTCTAGTTCTTTCTTCTTGGGGATCGGAAAGTGGGTCAGGTTGATGGCATGACGCTCTACCCCAGCGTCAATGAGCATCTTCCGATACGTCCCCTTTTCCGCTCCGCCAAAGAAGACTTTCATTCGTTTGAAGGAAGTTCTTCCCAGCCAGCCTTACGCCATACCGATGGACTGTGGTTCTGCTCTACGAGCATCGCCTCAAGGTCATCTACATAGAGGCGCAGGACGTGAATGCAGGGGTCATCGCCCTCGTCCCATGCCGAGTCTTCGTCCTCGGTAGAAGGTAAGCCGTCATGTGTTGAACACACTGGTGGACCAACCCACTTGTTCTCTAATCCCATTTTAAGCCATGAGTCAAAATCCATTTTAGACATCGCCCCAATTCCTTTCTGCTCTCGCAAGAGCCTGCTTCTCGGTTTCTTCTACAATCTCGCCCCACTCTTTCTTAAAGCGGGACTCAGACCATTCGGGTCTAACGGTGTGTGGCACCGTCATTAGCAGTGTAGGGATTCCGTTATGGGCTACACGGGCTATGACATTCGGGTCAACGTCAATGTACCAGTTGATGCGTCCATAAACAGCATGCAAGTTCTTAATTCTTTCAACTTTTGCTTGAACAGTGTTTTCAGTAATAAAATCAACTGTTGAGGCTTTGAAGTTCTCACGCTTTAACCAACTAAGCAAGCCCTCTTGGTTATCTACGCCATGTGCGAACACCACCATGCGTCCGCTGTACGCAGGAAACAGTGTGTTCCATAGTTTCCGACCCTCAGGTGTTGGTTGTCTTGCTCCGACATCATCACTTACAAGGCTAGGTACCGATAGGACATCTAGCGAAAGGATGATCATCAGTCGTAGAGACCTAACTCAATTCGTTGACGGTGCGTGTAGTACTCGGCGGCTGGGCAGTACATGCAGAGATACTGGCGCTTATCTTTAGGAACACCGACCTTGCGACCGACTGTCTTATCATCTGCGCACCAGTCAATACAACCTTGCTTAGGGCGATTGTGGCGGTTAAAGCACTTAAGTGCATCTACCTTTAACTCGTCACGAGTGTCACGAATGTAAACGTCATTCTTCTCTAGTTCACCCTTGACGGCTGTCTCGGTGTCTAGTTTCTTGGCGGTCTCTTCGTCTGTACGGAAGATGATGGCGTTGCAGTCTTGGGGGTTTGGAACCTGTGCGTTGTGACGGTCACAGAGTTCACGCAACTCTTGGTCATATTCCGCAGGTCCGTCATACGGCTTCATCTTGTACATGACACCGTGTGTTTTGCATACCAAAAGACGATGCGCTTGATCATTAGACATGTTGTGCTCCTAACTTCGGTCTAACCGAAGCCTACTACAAATTATTAGTTGTGGCGTTCTTTGAAAGTCTTGTTTACTAGATCTGGGACTGTTGGGAGGGCATAACCTGTGTCTCCACCTGCTTTTACATGCTCTCTGCTTAGGCGGTATTGACCCAATTGTCCACGTGCTTTTCTATCTGCATACTCTGGATCTTCATCTGCCCAGCGAGTCTCGGATATTCGTTTAGTTAATCTTGGTAAATTAGAACGCCCCATATTTACTTTATTAAGGTGAGGCTCACCTACAGGGTTCATGCGATGGTCGTGTGCCATGATTAATCCGAATCCTTGTACAGGATTTCTGCGGGATCATGTCCTCGGTAACTCATGTCTTCGGCATCTTCCATGTCGGCGTAGCCTAAACGATCCCTAGAGGTGTTGTCTTCTGGCTCCCAGTTCTTACCCGCTACATTTCCTAAATTGGCGTAGTCGTTGTTAAGAACACGTGGGTCAGTTGACATTTCTCGGCGCATGGAATTGCGCATACGGTTTACTTTGTTGAGGTGTGGCTCGCCCACTGGGTTCATACGATGATCGTGTGCCATAGGTAGTCCTTATCGGTGTAGGTGTGCTTCGGGGGCGTTAGCCAAAGGGGTGCGCTCTACTATGCCGTACTGTGCTTGGAGTTCCATAGCACGCACTGAAGCATCAGTTGGGTCAAGGTCACCACCACGGTCTGGTGTGGTGCTCTTAAACTTACCGTCTTTAGCGCCAAGCACCAAGTCATTGTTCATTGAGCGGGTTTCGTTTACAGCCATAGTATTAATCCTATCACGGTTTCGGGTTATTTAAAGATTGACGTATTTTATTAATAGCCTCTTCGCCCATTGTCCTACGCTGTGCACGAGTGCGTGCTGGCTTATTAGCAGAAGCATTACGTTGTTCACGCATCTGTTGAACGCCAGCAATAGCCTTTTGTTGTAAATCGGTCAATGGTGGACGAGCAGAGACAGAAGGGGACGCTGGGGTACGGGCTGGGCGA